ATGACGAAATCAGGCAGCGCATCCGCGGCCTCGAAGCCGTCCTCCGGCCATTCCTCGAAAGACCGGGCCTCACGAAGCCGGGCCTCGACGGCAAAGGCCGAGTATCTGAGCCTGCTCAGGGAACTGGACCGGAGGCGGCGCGCTAACCAGCTTGCCGCCTACCGGCCTTACCCCAGGCAGGCCGAGTTCCATGCGGCGGGCGCGGCCAATCGCGAGCGGCTGTTCATGGCCGGCAACCAGCTCGGCAAGACCAGGGCCGGCGGTGCCGAATGGGCGATGCACCTCACCGGCCGCTATCCGGACTGGTGGCAAGGCAAGGTGTTCGACACGGCCGTGCGGCTGTGGGCGGCCGGCGTCACCGCAGAGGGCACGCGCGACAACCCGCAGCGCGTGCTTGTAGGCCCGCCGCAGCAGCCGGCAGCATGGGGCACCGGCATGATCCCGGCCGACGCGATCGTCAGCACCATCATGGGGCGCGGCGCGCCGCACGGGCTGGACAGCGTCGTGGTGCGCCATGGCGGTGGCGGCGATGTCCAGGCCGACGAATCGGTGCTGTCGTTCAAGAGTTTTGAAAAGGGCCGCGAGAAATGGCAGGGCGAGACGCTGCACGGTGTCTGGTTCGACGAGGAACCGCCGCTCGACATCTATTCCGAAGGCCTGACCCGCACCAACGCCACCGGCGGCATCACCATCGTCACCTTCACGCCGCTGCTCGGCATGTCGGAGGTGGTGCTGCTGTTTTTGTCGGCGGGAGAGGTGGAGCGGATGGGGAGGTGAGGGGGGGTTGGGAAGGAAGCTTTCGCTTCCGCTCACCCGTCGCGTTCCTTCGCGCCCCCCTCTGTCCTGCCGGACATCTCCCCCTCAAGGGGGGAGATTGGATGTCACCCCGGCTTTCGCCAATCTCCAACGATTGAAGGCGGGCGATACGCTGAAGCTGCCAATCTCCCCCCTTGAGGGGGAGATGTCCGGCAGGACAGAGGGGGGGGCGCTGTCCCGCCAGCATGAAAAAGCTATCGCCCAAACAACACTTTACGCCCTGCGTTTCCCAACATGATTCAACACTGTGAGGGCGCATCGATGACCCGCCACGTCACCTTCATGACCATCGACGATGCCGAGCATTATTCCGCCGAGGAACGCGCGGCGATCGTTGCCGCCTATCCCGCGCATGAGCGCGAGGCGCGGGCCAAGGGCATTCCGGTGCTGGGCTCCGGCCGCATCTTTCCGGTGGCTGAAGAACTGATCGCCTGCGAGCCGTTCCGCCTGCCGCGCTATTGGCCGCGGCTCGGCGCGCTCGATTTCGGCTGGGACCATCCGTCGGCCGCGGTCGAGCTCGCCTGGGATACGGAGGCCGATGTCGTCTATGTCTCAAAAGCCTGCCGCGCCTCGCAGCAGACTCCCGCCATGCAGGCGCTGACCCTGAAACCGTGGGGCGAGTGGCTGCCCTGGGCGTGGCCGCGCGACGGCCGGCGCGAGACGCTGGAAGGGGCGGGCGTGGCGCTGGCCCGGCAATATGCGGCGCATGGGCTGAACATGCTTTCGCACCACGCGCAGTTCGTCGACGGCTCGGTCTCGGTCGAGGCCGGGCTGATGGAGATGCTCGACCGCATGCAATCAGGCCGCTTCAAGGTGTTTTCGACGCTCTTGCCCTGGTTCGAGGAATTCCGGCTCTATCACCGCAAGGACGGCCAGGTGGTGAAACTGCGCGACGACCTGATGGCGGCGACACGCTACGGCGTGATGATGCTGCGGGAAGCGGTGGTCGATCCGGCGGAGTTTCGGGCTGGGCGCAAACGATCGGCGGGGCAGAGTGACCCGCTGGGGCGTTTCGGTGAGGGGATGCCTATCCTGGCCAAGCTGACCGACATGGAAACCGCATGTCCGGAAAGCCGAGGCTGGACTGAGATTACTGCTCCGATGGCTTCGTGCTGTCGAAATGTGTAGAATTGCGATCAAGGCGCCAGTACCCAAGATGGGCAGCCACTTTGGAGCAGTCGAACTTCCCAACCCGAACGCGAGCGTTCTGCCACCCGTTCCAGCTTGCGTTACAAGGGTTTGCGTCTTGACTTTGTCATTGATCAACATCAGCGTTTTTACAGGCTTTTTACAGACTGACGTTTTCGTTATGCTCCAGCCATTGCCGGCTGGGGGCGCCGGAATGTGGTCGGGGCGGATTCGTCTTTTCAATTCCTTCTCGGATAAATCTTAACCCCAAATCGTATTGTCGATGGCATTGGCTTAACCTATATGTTAATTTCTCAAGCCATAGCGGATGCAAAAGCGGGCGGCAAGCTCGTGGCCGCAAAGCCGATCGCTTCATGGTCTGGAGAACCAAGAGCATTTCTTATGTGTAAGCCCCTTGTCGATTCTATCAGTCAGGGGCGAGCTTCAGTCGATGAGGGAGAAAGGCGGATTTGGGCTGCGTTGCAGGCTGCGATCAGCCATTTTGTCGAAGGCGGCCGTATTACAGACGATCTTATGAAACAGCTTATTCCTCGAAAGTACGAGCATTGGGAATTGCGCAGTCGCAAGCCAAGGCCGTCCTTGCGTGTGTTCGGGCGCTTCGCCATGCCTGATGTATTCGTGGGAACGCACGTTGAACGTCGAGACACTCTTGGGGCCAAATGGTCTGCGCAATGGGAATATCAGAAGTTGGTTTGTGAGGATCATTGGAAAGAGGCTGGATTACCTGATCCTTTCACAGACGCTCCAGAGTTTCGCTATGAGACGTACATGACTTCGAACGCAACACAGAAAATCAGGGTGCAGTTGTGACCTACAACTACGATGCAGCGCTTTTTGCCGAGCGAAACAAGAATCGCGTTTATGATGTCGTCATTGACGCGCTTGAGAAGGCCGCTGAGGAACGCGGGCTAACACGAAAAGAAATAGCTAAGAAAATTGGCAGGAGCCAGCCGCTTATCAGCCGTTGGCTTTCGGGCCCGTCAAACTGGACGCTTGATACCATAAGCGATCTACTTTTCGCGCTCGATGCCGAAATGGACTACGAGGTAATCCTCAACAAAGACAGAGCCAAGTCAAATTTCTTCCACGAGCAAGCGACTATGCCGCCAAACTCGGTGATTGGGAATCCAACAGCATCCGATGCTTCTACTGCGTTCTTTTCGACAATTCCTCTCGTGGCTCGCCCGTGAAAAATCCTATCAAATTCAGAAATGCGGCTCTTTGTGAATATGTCGCAAAAGGTGCTGGCAATAAGTATACACTTGTGAATGTTTATTCTGGAGATGTGATAATCTCTTCTATGCCATCGGATCTTATGTTTGGTATTTATATAGAGTTAATAGTTGATTTCTCAATAAAAACTGACATATTTATGGAAATATTGGTTGAAAAAACCCCAATAGCGAAACTTCCTGTAGATGTCAGCAAGGTAGGTAACGGCAAACTCATAAATATAGTTGTTCAGAGTATGCCGATGCATGTTGAGAAGGATGTTACACTCGAAGTCATCGCACATGCTCCTGGCCGGCAGACTACAACCATATTATCAAAGCGGCTATATAGGGGCGATATCCCGCAGCACAGCTAGGCTTCCTTCCGAACCTAATTCGGCCGCTTGATCCTGTCCTTGATCGCCGCTGAGCGGTCGACATAGCGGCGGATCCGCTGTCCTCTTCCCATGACATGATCTCGCCGATTTCACGCTCGGTCAGGCGCCGTTGTAGAACTTCGTCGCCGCCGTGCCGGGCAGGTCGTGGATGTGCTAGCCCGTCCTAAATCCTCGGCCGGCCTTTGCTCGAAGGAATCTGTGGCGATCCGAAGAAGCATTCTCCTGGCAAATGTTGCGGCCCCCTCATGACCCTCCGCATCATCCCCGCCACTTTGCGCGATCTCTCCTACATCGCCGCCAACCTCCGCCCCGAGGACCGGGCCGAGATCGACTGCCAGTTCGACGAATGGTCGCCGGCGCTGCTGGCGCTGACGGCGCTGCAGGGGTTTGCCTATGTCGCCGAGCTCGACGGCAATCCGGAAGCCGGCTTTGGCGCCGCCGAGCAACGCGGCGGCTTATGGATCGCCTGGAGCTGGGGCACGCGCCGCATGCGGCGCTGCGTGCCTGGCATCACGGAGTTCTTTCACGCCGTGCTCGGGCCTGAAGTTGCAGCGCGCGGTGCTTTCCGGGTCGAGGCACGGGCGCTCGCCGCCAACGAGCTGGCGCTGCGCTGGCTTGCCCGGCTTGGCGCGACGCAACGCTGCCTGCTGCCGGGCTACGGCCGGAACGGCGAAGATTTTTTGCTCTACGACTGGACGAGAACCTCTCACTTTGGAGAAGACTGGAACCATGTGCCTTTTTCAAAAGCCGCCGGCGCTGAAGCCGCTGCCACCGACACCGACCATCGCCGACAAGGACGTGCAGGCGCGCGAAGCAGCACTCAGGGCTGAGCTCGAGCAGCGCCAGGGTACGCTGAACACGGTCAAGACCGACCTGTCGCCGAGCGACCTTACCGGCCAGCGCCGCGTGCTGCTGGGGGTATGAGATGGGCGCGATGAAACGGGTGTTCAGGAATCGAGGCGGTTTGCCTTGGTGGACCTGGCGGCGGTTGGCGCGGTTGGTGAAAAGGCGAGGCGGGTGAAGCTGCCAATCTCCCCCCTTGTGGGGGAGATGCCCGGCAGGGCAGAGGGGGGCGCGAAGGAACGCCACCTTCGCGGTTTTCAGCCGAGGACGACCGGGGCTCAGCGGCGATTTTGTGGATAGGCTGGCGGGACAGCGCCCCCCTCTGGCCTGCCGGCCATCTCCCCCACAAGGGGGGAGATTAATCTCTCAACCACTCACACCGCCCTCCGCGCGAATGCCCAGACCATCAGCGGGTATTCCTCGTCGTTGGAGAGGTCGCGCCACATGCCGTAGGAGCGCACTGGTCCGCCGATATGGGCTTTCGCGCAGGCTTTGTTGCCCCAGCTGAACGCCTCTATGCCGGCTTCCGGAAAGCCGCCTTCGACCAGCAACTGCTTCAGGCCGGCGGGGGTCCAGCGGTTGTAGTCGTGCGGCCTGGCATGCACCCTGAACAGGAACGGCGTCGCCACCATTGCCCAGCCGCCCGGCCTGGTCATGGCGTGGATATTTTTGGCCGCGGCCAGCGGCCGCTGCACATGCTCCAGCACCTGGTCGGCGATGACGATCGCATATTGTTTCTCGGTGCGGTCCTTGCAGATGTCGAATTCGGGAAAATCGACCGACGTATAGTTGGAGCACAGCGTCTTCCAATAGCGGTTCCAGCCGGGCGAAACCTCGATCACAGGGGAAGATTTTCGGCCGTCCGCTTCAAGAAACGCGGTGAATGCCTCGATTTGCCTGATGCGCAGCCAGTTGCGGGAGTCGTAGCCGAGCAGTCGTTTTGCTGCCTGTTTGCTGCGTCTTTTCAAGGCACTGGGTAGGCTCTCCGTCATCGTCACATCGACCTCCTTAAAGGCCCGCCGCGCCTCCCTTGAATATCGAATTCGACCTGACCGTCAAGAACCTCTGGGCTTCGAACAGGCGACACCACCGAAGAAAGTTAATGCCATGACGAGCGATTCCCGTGCCCACGATATCCTGTCGCGACAGGCCGAACTCGAGACCGAGCGCAGCCAGTATGAGGCTGTCTGGGAGGCCGTGTCGGAATTCTGCGATCCCGACGCGCCCGACATCTGGGGCCGGCAAGCCGGCGCAGCCTCGCAGGCCGAGCGGCAGGAGCGGCGCGGTGCCCGTGTCTACGCCAACACCATCAACTCGGCCGCCAACCGGCTGGCCGCCGGGCTGGAAAGCCTGATCATCCCGCAGTCGGAAAAATGGCACGGGCTGTCGACCGCCGCCATGAACGACGAGGAGACCGACGAGGAAAAGGAATGGGCGGAAGCGCTGCGCGATTTCCTGTTTGCGCTGCGTTACTCCGCCAATTCGAATTTCGTACCGGCGACGCAGGCCTGCCTGCGCAACGTCGTGCGCTACGGTCCGGCCTATCTCTATGCCGAGGAGGGCTTTGGCGGCACGCTGATCCGCTATGCCTCGATCCCCGTGGCCGAGGGCTACCTCTCGCGCAACCGCTGGGGCCAGGTCGACACCTTCCACCGCCGCTACGAGCGCACCGCGCGGCAGGCGGCGCAGCTGCTCGGCTATGAGAAGCTGCCGGCGCGGATCAAGATGTTGGTCGACGACCCCTCGAAATGCGAGACGAAGATCGCGCTGATCCAGTGCATCCAGCCGCGCGACGAACGCAAGATGTACCGGTTGGGCGGCACCTATCAGTATCTCGACACGGCGTTCGCCTCCTATCACGTCATCGAGGACGAGGAGGTGATCGTGCGCGAAAGCGGCTTCCGCTCCTTCCCGGTGTCGTGCTTCAACTGGCGCCGCTACGAGGGCGACCCCTATGGCATCTCGCCGACCATAGAGGCGCTGACCACGGTGCGGGAGGAAAACGCCGTGCGCCGCTCGGGTCTGCGGGCGCTGCAGCAGATCACCGACCCGGCGACCGCTTCGAAGGCGCGGCTCGACTATGTGCCGGTGCTCAATCCCGGCGAGAATTATCCCGGCCTGATCGACGACAATGGCCGGCCGCTGATCGCGCCGATCGCTACGGGGCAGAACCCGACCTACGCGTTCAATTATGCCGAGAGCCGGGCCGAGGAGATCCGCGACATGATGTTCGTCAACCTGTTCCAGACGCTGGTGCAGAACCCGCAGATGACGGCGACCGAAGCCTTGATCCGGCAAGAGGAGAAGGGCGCGCTGCTCGGGCCGTCCGGCTCGATCATCCAGGCGGGCTTTGCCAGCAATCTCGACCGCGAGCTCGGCATTCTGGAAGACAAAGGATTGTATGAGGCAGACAGCCGCTTTCTGCCGCCGGCGAGCCTTGCCGGCAAGGCGGTGCGGCCGACCTTCACCGGCCCGCTCGACGTACTACGCCGCTCGGCCGAGGCGCGCGACACCATCCAGGTGGTCACCACCGCCATGCAGATGGCGCAGTTCGACCCCGGCGTGATGGACAATATCGACGGCGACGAGGCGCTGAAGATCGTGCAGAGCGCCGGCCGCAGCCCGCAGCGCATCTTTCGCCCCAGGCAAGAGGTGGCGGGCATCCGCGACGCCCGCGCCAAGGCCAGCCAGGCGCAGGCCGGCATGGCGGCGATCGCCACCGCGGGCAAAGCGGCCAAGGACGCGGTGCCCGCGGCGGTTCAGGCACGCGACAGCGGGTTGCTCGACGGGTTGCAAGGTATGCTGCAGGGCGCGCAGGCTGACCTGCCGGGCGGTCCGGCTGTATCGGGCGCCGGCGCATGAGCCGGAAACGCTTCGCCCATTCCGGGCAGGCCGGCGGCCCGGCGAAGGCACAGGATGCGCTGACCAAGGCCTATCTCAGGGTTTTCTCCGGCCAGGACGGCGAGATGGTGCTGGCCGACCTGACGGCCGCCACCGGCTATTACCGCCGCCCGTCCTATGGCGAATGGCTGGCCAAGACGAAGACGCCGAACGGCTTCGAACTGCACAGCGCGCTCAGCAACGCGCGGGCCGAAGTGGTGCAGCACATCATGGGGTTTCTGACGCTGGATGAGGCGCAGCTTGCGGCGCTGGAGAAAGCGGCGCGGGCGGAGGGGAGATAG